AATTTTCGAAATGAAGAATAATGAAATCGCTGAAATCGAGAAGGCTGATTCTACATTAGCATCTGCGATTGCAGCATTTGAATCATTTGATTTTTCAAACAGCACAATTAAATGGTTCCATGGACCATACAGCTTTTTGTATGATATGAGCGAAAACAAATTCATGTCTAACAGATCTTTAATTGAAGGAAATACTTTCTCAAAGCATGTTCTTTCAGCAGGTATGGTAAGATACGAACACAAAAACAAGGCTGAATTATTTGAATCTTTACCAACTTTATTAGAAAACTTTATTGTTCTAGATTTTGCAGCAACGTTTGAGGGTAATAATAATATTGTAAACGTTTTCAAATTAAATGAGAATGTTTATGTTGCAAGATTTAATACTCAGAATAGAATTTCAAAGTTCTTTAAAGCAGCAAACGCAAACGATGTAGTTTCATTCGTTATGGAGCAAACTGGCGAGAGCGCAGCAACATTCTTATCAGATTTACTTGAAGGTGAAGCTTTAGAAATTGCAGCAAATGAAGCTAAGCTTGCAAAATACCAAGATATCATTGCATTCTTAAAAGATCAAAGAGGTTTATTAGCAGAAGCTGATAAGTCAATTGAAGAGATCAAAGCAGCAGATTCTTTAATTAATGAAGAAATCAAATTGTGGGAAACTAAAATAGCTGAATTATCTGCTTAATTTTTAAAGACACGTCACATAAAGAAAATGAGGGATCAAGTCCCTCATTTTTTGTTTTTAAACCTTTTTTATTTACAATGTATAATCTATATTAAATCATAAATAGACCAATAGTGACTAGAAAAAAGAATTACCTAAATAACAAAGACTTCTTTGACGAGATGGTACTTTCTCTAGAACAAGATAAATTAACATCAAACGCTGAAAAAATGTTAATCCTTCTAGCTGAAAGAACAATCAATCGTATGAAGTATGTTAATGAAGATGATAGAATGGATTGTTTGCAATTTGCAATTCTAGATCTTCTTAAATACTGGCGTAACTTTAACCCAGCATACCCAAATGCATTTGCATATTTTACAGAAATTGCAAAACGTGGATATGCTAAAGGTTGGAATAAATTACACCCAGTAAAATATAAAGGCACAATCTCAATTGATGGCGCCTCTGAAGGAAGTGGAGAACACTCTGGAATTTACACAATCTAAATGTCGATTAAAAACGTCAAACCAACAAAAAACTCAGGGTTCAATCAAGGATATTTTACTCCAAAATTTCCAGAAAAATATATTGGACCTCCACCGATTATTTATAGATCTTCGTGGGAAAAGAAGTTTATGATATGGTGCGATGGAAATGATAAAGTTGTTTTTTGGTCAAGTGAACCAGTCGAAATAAAATATTGGTCGAGACAGGATAATAAAGCCCATGGATACTACCCAGACTTTTACTTTAAACAATTACAACAAGACGGATCATATCAAGAATATTTAGTTGAAATTAAACCAAAATCACAAATTCAAAAACCTCAACCACCAAAGCAAAACTCAAAAAAGGCACTAGAGTCCTATAAGTTTCTTGCCGAGCAATACGTTAAAAATATGGATAAATATAATGCAGCCAAAAATTATTGCGAAGGTCGAGGTTGGAATTTTATTGTATTAACAGAAGATACAATGTTAAATGGGTTACGTTAAAAATAGAATAAAAGAACTAAGTAGAGAATCTGGTGGAAAAACTTCCGCTAGAAAAACTGCGGAGCGCTGGTTTGAAGACACTGTCAAAAATCGAAGATTAACTGAGGCTTCTTACACCAGAACCAGATTTGAACCTGGAAAAATCTATGTATTTGAATACAACCCAATCACTGAAAACTTACCTTGGTTTGACAGAAATCCTGTAGTTTTAGCATTAGAACAGGTGGACTCAAATGATTTAGGTATTAATTTAAACCTACTACCAGTTGAATTAAAAGAACAATTGTTAGATGATTTATATAATAGATTAGAAAATCAAATTGATTCAGCAAGTTCAGGTAAAAAGGCTCTCAGTGCCAAATCACAAAAACCGTTAAGAATAACGTATGATGGTATGAAAGCTTATTTAAAAAGATTTGGATTTGATTTTGCAATTAGACAATATGTGCCTAGTCGTAAAATAGACCAAGCTGTAATCAGTTATAATAGATGGCCAGAAATCGTATTATGCGATTTTATTGATCTTAATGGAGCAACAGTGCAACAGATCAGGGCCATGTTTTCTAATCGATAAAAAAAGAATATATAATAAAAATATAATAACAGAATATAATGGCAGGATTTGTAGATAGAAACGGACCATTTAGTTACAACAAGAAACCGTTTACATTAAGAGATCAACTCAAGAAGTTGAGCTCGTTTGGTATGTATTATGACGATTTGGTCCTAAGACAATCTCAAGCAATTGGTCCTATTGAAGACGCTATTGGATACGGTCAAATCAATCCACTTGGTTTGGATAACGATGACATGTACGGCGCATTTGCTGCCTTATCAATGTCTGATACTAATATGCGCAAGAACATCCCGTTCTTCGATAAAAATTACGCAGCTAAAAGGGACGAATTACGTGCATTCTCAACATACGACGAAATTGAAGACATCCTAGATATTTTATGTGATGAATCAATTGTATATGACAATAAAAACTTTTTCGCAAATCCAGAAATTATCGGAATGGATGTTAGCGATGAGGTTCAAAAATATTTAAATAAAGCATATAGAGATATTTACCAATACTTTGGTTTTACGCAAGATCAATCAGCATGGTACTATTTTAGAAAATTCTTAATTGATGGTTATCTTGCATTTGAAATTATCTATAGCCCAGATCAAACTGAAATCATTGGGTTTAAGGAGATTGATCCAATTACATTAGTACCTGGATATAGCAAAGCAGATAAGAAAAAAGTATGGACTCAATTTAAGGATGATCCAACTAAAGAGAGGATTCTATATGATGCACAGATCATTTATATTTCATATTCATCAATTACTACAGCCTCAAGAGTAAGTTACTTAGAGAGACTTGTAAGAGCCTTTAACCTATTAAGAATTATGGAACATACCAGAATTATCTGGGCTGTAACAAATTCTTCGTACAGAATGAAGTTTATCATCCCAGTTGGTGGTAAATCCAAAACAAGAGCAAAACAATCTCTGGCTCAATTAATGAGTAACTACAAAGAAGTTGTGGATTTTGATTGGGATTCTGCAAGCATGACAACAAACGGCAGACCAATGCTACAATTTAATAAGGAATATTGGTTACCTTCTAAAGATGGAGAATCACCTGAAATCGAAACACTTGGTGGTGAAGGTCCAGAATTATCAGACACAGAAGCACTTAAATATTTCTCTGATAAACTTAAAATGGTTTCTAAGATTCCATTCAACAGATTTATGTATGAAGATGGTGGTGGAGATTTTAACTTAGCAGCCGATGGTATGATTCGTGATGAGATTAAATTCTCTAAATTTATTACACGTTTAAGATCAGCATTCCAAGAAATATTAGTTAAACCACTTTGGTTACAAATGTGTCTTAAATATCCTGAATTTTCAAATGATCCAGGATTTAAAACTCAAATCTCATTACAATTCATCGAAGAGAATATGTTTGCTGAATTGAAACACATGGAGATTATGGAACGTAGAATTGATTTTGTATCTTCATTAAAAGATTCCTTAGTTAAAACCGATCCAGTTACAATGGAAGAAGAATACTATTTCGATATGGAATTCTTGGTTGACAGATACTTGAAATTGAGCCCAGACGATAAAGCAGCAAATGAAGCATATAAAGCTCGTGCTAAAGCTAAAGATGCTGAAGAGCCTGAGGTTGATCCAATGGATATGGGAATCTAAAAAAAGAATATATAATTATATGAAATACGTAAAATTATTTGAAGAATTTATCTCTGAGGATGCAATCAAGGTAACACCAGAATCTGATGTCACGGTGGATGATTATATGACAGATAACGGCGAAGAGATTAAAAGCAGCGAAATCGTTGGAGTTATTGTAAGCTCTGAATCTGAAAAAGAATTCTTAGATTATTTCTATGAGACATACGGTCAAGGAGCATTCACAACAAACGATATTGAAACCTTAGCTAAATACTATAATGATTATTTAGAAGAAATTACAGCTAAAGAAACTGAAGAAGAAGAGGCTGAGAAAGATGCAGAAGCTGCACCTGAAGGTGAAACAGGTTCAGAAGAGGATCCATTAGCTGGATTATAATAATCAATTTTTTTAAAAATCACACTTTTTACAAAAGATATATAGAACAAATATAATAAAATAATAATTATGAGCAAAAAAGACCTATTAATCTTAGAAAGATCTTCGTCTTCGCTAGAATTTAAAGCCGAAGCTGGAGTTTATATTCTTGAAGGTATTTTTGGTGAACTTGATAAAAAGAATCGAAATAACCGAATTTATACTGCAGAAGAATATTTACCACAGATTGAAGCACTTCAAGATAAAATTAAGGCATCTAAGCTTTTAGGTGAATTAGATCACCCACAAAATTTTGATGTATCTTTAAAGAATGTTTCTCACATTATTGAAGAAATTACGTACGATGAAGAAAACAAACAGATCAGAGGTCGTATCAGATTATTAGACACTGACGCAGGTCGTCAAGCAAAAGCATTAGTTGATGCTGGTGTTCCATTACAAATTTCATCAAGAGCTGCAGGTGCAGTAGAATCAAAT